AGGTCAGGAGTTTCACCTAACTAAATCAACTACACCGAACTGGCGCACCATTTTTATTCTCCTTTTAACTCATTAATTTATTTTTGTAACCATTATCTAATTCTTCCATAACATGCTTTCCACCATATAGTTTCGATGCGTAAACAATGTAGTCTAATTCATCTAGCATACTGTTCATCAAGTCTTTATTGGTACAGACAAATTTAATATTCTTTTGCAAAGATAAATAAGTTTGCTCAATTTGTTTATCGATTTCAGTAGCACTGCTTTTATCTAATCTGATAAAAGTATTTATTTTTATAGCATCTTCTCTTTGCTTTTTTCTTTCCTTTTCTAAGTTTTTTTTCAATTCTTTATTATTCATTTATTTCTCCTGACTTTGCGTACTTTAATGATTCAATGAATTGCTCAAAATAGCTATTTTCATTTCTAAGGTCAATAACATTATTTCCCGTATTTTCAATATATTTGCAATTATCATCAATGTTTCTTTGATATGCTCTGATTAGACCGTCTATCCTTTCTTCAATCGTGTAATCCTCATCATCAGTAGATTTAAACTTATGAATCCAACTTTGCAAATATTCGGCTTGTTCTTGTACAAGCTCAAGAATTTTTTCTTCTGCTTCCAATTTAGCCTCTTCGATCGTTTCTGCATCTAAAACATAAGGCTCACCTTCAACTTTTGGTACATTTTCAAGTTCAAAATCTGCATAGAATTCAGAAAACTCTTCATCTTCAAATACAGTTGCGATAATTTCATCTTCATAAAATCTTGTAAAATGAAGCTTATAATTCTCTTCTATTTCGTCATATTCCCAATATTTATCTTCTTTAGGCATTGCTTTGTCCTCCTATTTATATTTCATGCTTTCCAACATATTCTTCTTAGCTTTGTTTGTCGTTCTAGTATACAAAGACGTTGTCTGTATAGAATTATGGCCAAGAATATCCATAAGATCCGTTACCTGTCCACCAGCATCCAAATAATTAATCGCAAACATATGTCTGAACGCATGAGGATGGATCTTATCCAGGCTTATACCTCTACACTTTCCTGCAATCTTCTTCAACTGGTAGTAAATCTGCTTATAGGTTAAAAAAAAGATTTTTCCTGACTTTATCTTTTCTGTTCTGCAATACTTTAATATTTCACGTTTTAAATCGTTTCTCAGAATAACATCACGAATCTTACCTTTGTTTTTGACTGTAATATAATTTGCCTTTACGTTTTCAACCGTGAAATAACTTAACTCGCTCACACGTATGCCTGTGTATGCAAATATCTTCATGATCAGGTAAATATCCATTCGATTACATTGTTTGGCCATTCTGCACATTCTCTTAAAATCAGATGGTTCAATCACATCATCCAATGATGCAGCTTGTTGAATCTTGATGTTCTTCAGAGTCATTTTTGAATGATGAGTACGCAACAATTCGTCTGGATCCAAATCCTTTTCTACCAATTCGCAATATTTTATGAATCGATTTGCGATAGTAATGTAGTTCTTTACTGTGGACGGAGCATACTCTTCTTCTAGATTCTTTTTAAAGTCGATAATATCAAGCTTGCAGATATCATCGACCTCAAAAGAATTTACAAACAATTCAACAACCTGTCGATAATGAACCAATGAATTTTTAGACTTCTCATTTTCCGTTTCGAATGCGATGAAGTCATCAACTTTGCTAACTAGAAACTCTTTATTCATGGCTTAGCCTTGAAGAAATATCCTGGTAGTTCTTGAAGACTCATCGTCTACAATCTCAACAATTTGTCTTTTGCCAAAGTAATTCTTGGCTTTGCTTAAACATGGAAATCTATGAATTACATTCACTGAAAACATAATTTCCTGATAGTCTTTCACAACACTGATTTCCACGGGTCTAAATGTTGTATTCTTTAAATCTCTTAAAATCACGATATCAACTCCTTATTTATCTTAAATTTATCCGCCCATTCCCTGACAAAGCTAAATGCATCATCTGGAGGGACTGCATTATGATTTGCTCTAAATTGTCGAATAACATTATGTTTGAGTTCCAACGTATACAAAGGAACATCCGGTTTATCGCTTAAACGAACAAACATGATTTCCGTATATCCTTTGGATACATCGTCTGCATAGGTTCTAACACAATGGTTCAATACTTCAGATTCCTTCTTCAATTCAGCATTACTCTTAGCAGGACGAATCAAATACTTTCCGTTTGAGTAACATAACTCAACATGTTTTTCGTAGTTATCAAGAATCCCTTGTTCAAACCTGGCACCTTCTGTAGCACGCATAGCCTTATATGCTGCACTATGTGCTTCTACTAAATTCGATGGTGTTAGAACTCTATAAGACTTCATGTCCGCTCCAATCGTTTCCGCGAAATTCAAATAATCTTCATAAATATTTATGTTCCAATCATCTATCTTCGATGCGTACTCCAATACTCTTGGACACATATACTTACGTATATGCTTGAAATTCAAATGTCTAATTTTCAATAATTCTTTTTCATTTGCCCATGAATATTTCCTGCATAACATCAAATGTGTGTAATCCATCTTTGGAAGAAGCGGAACGAACTTACGATCAACCTTGAATATCTTGTCCAAGCTCTTTTCGTTTAGATCAAGAACGCGAAGACTTGAAATAAACTGACTCAAGTCTGCCTTCACAAGATATTCAATTTTCGGTTCTTTACGATAAGCACATACATATTCAAAAAAATCTAAACCGGATTGATTTAATTCGGACTGATACTGGCAATACGGAATGTTTAATAACTTGATCCAGTCTTCAACTGAATACATCCTCAACGGATAGAAATTCAATTTGCTGTCACTGATCCAAAACTTCAAAGGATAATCGAAATCAACCCTTTTACCAAACATTCCACAATACAGATTGCCAACCAGAAACTTCTTTTCGCCTTCTATGTATCGTGCCACTTCCTGGATTTTCAGTTCTACCGAATGATTCGGATTCTTGAACAATTGAAATCCAAATATTCGTTTTAATAGCTTTCCGTAATACATTTCTAGTGTTTCGACAAAATAAGTTCGACTACAAGCCTCTTTTGCGAGCCATAAATCCATTTTTGAAAAAATGAATTCTTCGATTCCTTTTGGCCATGAAAGCTTCTTTGTCTGCAATCTCTCTAAAATAGACTTTCCTGCTTCCATTCCGATTCTTCTTTCTTAGGCTTTTTCTTTTGATCAACACTCTTTTTAACGATTGCCTTTGCAGATTCAAGATTTAAATGTGAAGGCTGTTCTTCATCACCGCCAACGTCTTCTTCATCGTAGTAATGAATGGCCAAACCAAACACTTCTTCATCACTGATGATTGCACAGTTTTTCACTGCCTTCTTTTTAGCTTCAGAAACAATGTAATTCCACATTCCGTCGACAGACTTCTTAGGATTATCCAACTTCGAAACCATGTCATTACGTGACATCAAATATTCACAGATTATTTTCAATCCTTGATTCTGCTTGATTGACTTATATTCCTCTTCAAACTTAGACATACAAACCTCCTAGTATGCCTTTACAGGCACAAGCACACTCATCAACTTTAAAACATCACACGAACCACGAACAATCAATGGCTTTCCGATTCCTGGAGTCGTAATCTGAACTTTTTCAGAATTAATAACATCAAGTGCATCTCTTAAATACTTTCCATTCAAGTTGAATTCGATTGGATCCGACATCAATTCAACCGTTTCAAGCTCTTCATATGTTTCTCCAATCATTTCAGATTTTGAATCGACATGAGATTCTTCGGTACCAAATGACAAATGTACAATTTGTTTTCCATCAGATTTCACAAAATCGCAGCGTTTGATTGCTTCTAATAATTCATTCTTATCCATTTCAACGTGATACAAACAAGATTTTGGAATGATTCTAGAAACATCCGGATATGTTCCATTTAAAAGCTGCGACTGATACATTCTATTGTCAGTTTTAAATTGAATTTTGTTTTCATCGTAGAAAACGGAAACCTCATCATTGAATGTTTTCAAAAATTCCACACAAGCCTGTCTAGGAATCGTAATACTGGTATCCTTACAATCCATATCAATAAACGCATATCGATTCATTCGATACGAATCAGAACCAACAATTGTAACCTGACCGTCATTCACACTTAAATGAATACCTGTAAGTATTGGGCGCGATACTGCAACCGGTCCTCCACTGGCTATACAGACTAATGTTTTTTCGAATGCTTCACGCAACGTTTCGATTGGACAATATAACTTGTTTGCAGGTGTGTTTAAATCTACTTCTGGATATTCAGAAACATCTGTACATGTTAATTTAAACTTGGCTTTTCCACACTTGATATGCATTAAATTATCCGTACAATCCACTTCTACTGTTTGACCAGATACTTTTCTAATAATCTCACTAAAGTATTTAGAATCCACTAAAACTTGTCCACAATCTTCAATGCCTGTCTCCATCGGCAACATCTCTTGCATAGTCGCTGTTCCATTGGATCCAGTAATTACAATTGACTTTTCTTCTACACAAATCTTTAGGTCTGCTAACGCAGGCAATGGAGAAACTTTATCGATTACCTTTGCAACATTGTTCACTGCATTTAGCAATGTCTTTGTTTCTATATTAAATTTCATTTTCCTTTTCCTCACTCATTTAGATATTCATCAAACTTATTTCCAAACAAAATGCTTGGCTTTAAATATGATTTCATCACCGGATCAGCCTTCCATGCATCACATTTTTTTTCAATAACACATTTGAAATCCGCCAAGCTATATCCAGCGTTCAATTTATCATGAATCAACTTTCTAGTTAATTTGGCATCAGGAGAAAATTCTTTCTCCGTTTCAATGTTCAGAATTTCAATGATTGTTTTAATAATTTGATTTGTTTCTCGTTCTTCGTCAGAAGAACAATATAAATTATTATTATTCTTATCATTCTTTATATTCTTTACATTATTGTTTGTTGTTGTCCGTTTGTTGTCCGTTTGTTGTCCGTTTGTTTTCTGCATGTTGTCCTCGTGTTGTTCGTTTGTTGTTTGCTTGTTGTCGACATTGGCAAAACACTGATAATCATCGTATTTTGTAACGATTATGAGCGTGTTTTGGTTTGTTGAGATTTTTTTAATCTCACCTGTTTTTTGTAGATTTTTTAGAGCTCTTTTTATTTGTCCGACGCTAAGTTTTGTTTCAGCGCTTAAACTCGCAAAACTTGTAATACACGAACCCCTTTCTATTTTCTTACCCTGCCAATTGCGATCAGCGTGATTTACTTTTAAAAGTAAGTGAACAAACAGTCTGCATGTTGGGATGTCGTCATACCACTCCCAATCCACAATTTGGCGGAACAATTTAATATAGCCATGTTCCATAGGCATTACTCCTGAGCTATTGGAAATCCATTGAAGTCCTTGATTTTCACAAGTTTATAGCTTAAGCTCTCCCGTTTAACATTCAATAAATTAGCCAATTCATTAGAGCTCAGAGTTTTAATTATTTCTGAATAGTCTTTACTGACTAAATAATATGTTTCCTCTCTGGTGCTCATATTCTTTTCTCCTTGCTAGTTCTATCTCGAATCCTGCAACCTAGATACCACAATCCGCGTAAACATTGTTTTAAAGGAGAATAAGTTACAGAAACAATCCATTAACTTTTTTTTGACGTGCTAGAGCAAAAAATACAATTAGTAGAAAGCGAGTGCGGATCACGTCGATTTGTGGTGATACCCAGGTTGCAGAACCCGAGAAAATAATTTATAATTTAGTTGTTATTTTTTGATTGGCCACTTTCCTTTGAAGTGGTCTTTTTTATGCCCTGCATGACTTACGCAGTTTGATCAGGTTGTCCAAATAAGGCTGCAAGCCAAGAACATTAATTACCTTGATTGTTGGCCATCCGAAGCAATTAGATTCAACACCCAACTTGTTCAACTCGGTTTTCACAGTCGCACTGCTACAGCCAATGATTTCTGCCAGGTCTTTTTGCGTGATATATGCATACTTTGTCATTTTTTGGATTTTACCTTCAATTTCTTCGTCATATTCCTGACGAGATACAACTTTAATACCCCTCATAACAATCTCCTTTCTAGATTCCAATAGACTGGATAGTTCTACAAACGAATGCAGTACCAATGACACATCCGATCACTAATACAACACTCACAAACAACATCCAGTTTGCGAAAAGCTGTTTTCTACGCACCGCCTTCTCTCTTTTATCTAGATCAGCATAACGATGCATCATCTTTGTGTACTCTGTAGCATGTCCGTTGTTTGCGAATGGAGACAATTCAAGTTCTTTTTCTTTAGTTTTAGTTTTTGTGGTAGCCATACTTTTTATCCTTTCTGTGGTAGTTATTGGTAGTACTTAATCAATTTGTAAATTGCATTTATTCAACTTCGGTGCTAAAAAAAATAAGTCCTGCTTTTTTAGACGGAATATCCAATGCTTGTACTACAGCTTGTGCTGTAGCAATCGAACACGCTCTTTGTTCGTTTAATAATCTACTTATAGTAGATTTATCAACATTGCTCATTCTTGCCAATTCCGATACAGATACATGCTTTTTATCCATTTCTTCTTCTAACAACTTTACATTCACTTTCATAATACTCCTTCCTTTCATGTTGCGTTCTTGCAACTTCATTAATATTATATACCCGTGTTGCATTATGTCAACGATTTTTGTTACTTTTTTGCAATTTTCTTTTTATACTTAGATTAGAAATGAGAAGGTTTGTACACATGAAGACAATACAAGAACGAATTAAATCAAGAAGACAACAATTAAAACTGACATTGGAAGATGTTGCAAATGCGTTAGGAGTTAACAAAACTACTGTGATGAGGTATGAATCGGAAAGTATAAAAAAATTGCCTACCGATATTGTTCCACCATTAGCCAGGGTTTTGAAATGTACCCCTCAATATCTTATGGGATGGGAAGAACTAGGAAATGATTCTTACATCCTTACCGATCACGAACGTGAACACTTAGATATATATAGAGGGCTTGACGACAAAGGCCAACACACAGTGGATACAGTTGCTCAGATGGAATACGAAAGAGTTATGAAGGATAATAAGTAATTATATCTAGATTTTGATTATAAATTTAAGGGAGAGGGTTAAAAATTATGACACAAAAGAAAAAAGAAACAATTGGATCAGTATTAATGTATATTGCGTTAGCATTGACTGCTATTTATTTGATATTTGCAATTATTAGTTTATTTGGAATTGTTGGCATGAAAAATGATTTTGCAAAGTTAGGTGCAATGCTGGCATTGAGATATTTATTGCCATTTACAATTTGTATGGTAATTAACTTCTTTTTAACTGGAGTTAGTGCTATATCGAAGAACTGGATCGTAACTTTAATTTCGTGCATCTTATATTTTGTAGCAATTATAGTTGTTCCAGAAAGATTTTATTGTTCAACGGTGCAAGGTGTTTTATCGTTTATTTCGATATTCTTATTTTTCAATCGTGGCTTTGAAAAAGAAAATGTTGAAGAAGATGAGAGAGCTAACTTACCTGATCTACCAATTCAGAAATAGAATGAGTTAAAAAGGATAATAAGTAATTTTGGTATGTAATTATATCTTGATTTTGATTATAAAATGGAGGAGTTTATGGAAGAAATTAATATTTATTGTGATGAAAGCTGTCATTTAGAACATGACTCAAGTAATGCAATGGTTATTGGAGCTATTTCATGTGATAAAGATATTGCGTCAGAAATTAATAAAAGAATAAAATCTATCAAGCAAAAACACCATGTGTATAAATACGCTGAAATCAAATGGGTTAAAGTGTCTAAAAGCAAAATTGAAATGTACAAAGAATTAATAGACTTATTTTTTGAATATGATAATTTGCTCTTCAGGGCAGTCGTAGCCTCAGACAAAGATAAATTAATATTTGGAAATGATTTACCTGCATATAATGATTTGTATTACAGAATATATTACCTAGTATTAAAAGAAATGCTTGAAGTCGATTTTTGCTACGATATCTATATTGATATAAAAGATACACGTGGTAGTACAAAAATAGAAAGCTTAAAAGATGTTTTAAATGGAACTCTGTATAAATTTTATGATACAACTGTTAATAAAATACAACTAGTACGTTCTGATCAGATTGAACTAATGGGTTTAGTAGATTTATTGATTGGTGCTGTTTCATATAAAAATAGAGGGCTTAACAATAGTCAAGCTAAATTGGAATTAGTCCGTTATATAGAGCAAAAAATAAATAAGCCTTTGAATAGAACAACTCCCAAATACATAAAGAAATTCAATATTTTTCAGTGGAGGCCTCTAAATGCTCGATAATTATGAATATAACGATGAGAATATTAGACTTTTAGTAGATTCGCATTATCAAAACTATATTAATCTATTTTTCAATCACATAAACTATTACAATAAAATAGAGATTTATAGAAAAAGATTTCCGGATGTAGATGGTTATGAAAAATCATACTTTCATTTGATTACAAAAGAATACAAACCTTCAGATTGCGATTGCATATCTCCTTTTGTTATTTGCAATCACCCGTTTAGCTATAATCCTTTAATAGATGAAAAAATGCCTAGAGAGCTATGTCCAATACGCATAACAGCAACTAATTGCCTTCCAAATTATTTCAACAGAGATTTAAAAATATGGACAAAAGTTCTTTCTAAACAAGGTTTGAAAAAAAGAATTTTATGTTTTGATGACAAAAATGATTATATGATTATCTTAGAAGAAAGAAAAAATGGTGATATTTATTTTGTAACTGGATATCCAATAGAATATAGTTCTAGAAAAAGAAGACTCATCAAAGAGTACGAAAATTTCAAGAAACAAAACCATACACAAATCAAAACTGAATCTATTCCAAGATAAAATGCAAGAAGCGCTAATGATATATTAGCGCTTCCGATTCTCCTTCTTCCTATTTAATGGTAGATGAGATATGTAGAGGAATTCCTCTTTGTAATCAAATTATAAATTGCGTTTTGTGTGTTGTCAACAAAAAACGTGCTCATCTATATTATCAAATCTTTGTGCGAACGTCAATTTTATCTTATAAAATCAATAAAATTCTGGATTTATCATTCAGAAAGAAAGGAATTTATTATGACTAATCATGAAATTGCAATGGAAGCTTATTTCTATTCAATCAACAATGAGTTGATTGGTGGCATTTCTAAGAAAAATGCAGTCAAATGCTTTGAACAGATTATCGCGATGTTGGATTCAGATGAAAGACTTAATCTTCCATTCATTACTGTAAATGGAAAATGCTTTGTAGCAACTAAAAAGCGCCTGATAAAATGTTCTAAAAATATGTTTGGATATAAGTTTAAAGAGTGGAATTGGAGTCAGATCAGGAACGTATTCTACAAAAAAACATTAACAGCAGGAACTTTAATACTGAATACAGTTGATGGAGAAGTTAAAATCTCAATTAATCGAAGTGGCGCAGAGTTCGCTGGAGAAATATTGAGAAAATTGAAAAGTGAAGCAAAATAAAAAATCCTGGATGCTAAGTGCATACAGATGAAAGATTTAATAAAGGAGAAATATAAATATGGGATATATACAACAATCAATTTTTGATTTAACAGAATTCGACGATATAAAACATCTTTCCAAAAATGGAGTTGAATTTTGGCTTGCAAGAGATTTGCAAAACATATTGCAATACAACGAATGGAGAAATTTTGTTAAAGTGATAAACAAGGCAAAAATTGCATGCGAAAAAAGTGGCAATGTAATCGAAAACCATTTCGTTGACGCCAACAAAATGGTCCTCATAGGTTCAGGAACAGAACGCGAAATTGAAGATATTAAATTATCAAGATATGCTTGTTACTTGATTGTTCAAAATGCAGATGCGCGTAAAAAGGCAGTAGCGCAAGGGCAATCGTATTTTGCAATTCAAACAAGAAAACAAGAGATATTAGAAGATAATATTGAAAAGTTGTCTGATGATGAAAAAAGACTGGCACTACGAGAAAACGTGAAAAATTCAAATAAAACATTGTTTACCACTGCTCAAGATCATGGTGTATCAAACTTTGGGAAATTCAATAATGCTGGTTATCAAGGACTTTATGGGGGAGAAAATATGGCTGATATCAAGACCAGAAAGAACCTTAGTAAAAATCAAGATATATTAGATTACATGGGTCCAACTGAATTGGCTGCTAACTGGTTTAGAATCACTCAAACTGATGAAAAATTAAAGAATGATAATATTCAAGGCGAAGGACGTTCTTGTGCTGTCCATAGAAAAGTTGGACATCAAGTTCGAAAAACGATGATTGAATTAGGTGGAAAAGCTCCTGAGGAGTTACCAACTCCAACAAAAAGTATAAAGCAATTGCAGCAAGAAAAGAAAAAAAGATTAAAACTGCAGTCAAAGCAATTAAAAGGTAAATAAAAAAGTACTGGATGCTACCAACATCCAGGACGATTAAGAGTACTACCAATACTCTCACATAAAAAGATGACTACCACATCAAACTTTTTATGTGCTCATTTTAGCATAGAACGGAGGAAATTTAAATGCCTATTTATGAGCGCCTACACAATGGAAAGAAACAATGGTGCTACCGTTGTTACTATACTGATTTTAATGGAGATCGTATTCAAAAACATTCCAAATGGTTCAATGCCAGGAAAGAAGCGATAGCTGCAGAATCTACTTTTATGCAATTAAAGGTTGTTGGAGACCAGAACGTAACCTTCTATGAAGTTTCTTTAAAATGGTATGAATTTAAGTCTAGAACGTTGAAACCATCCACACTGGATACGAAAAGAGTGTATCTGAATATGTTGTCTCCGCTTAATGATAAGAAGATGGCCAAGATTACATATATGGATATAGACAACTTCTTTGAATTGCCACAGATCAAATCTTATAAGTATTCGACCAAAAAGACTTTATTAACTAATCTTAGAAATATCTTTAGATTCGCGAAGAAATACTACGGTATTATCAATGATCCATTTTTTAAGATGGCTCCTTTGACAAGGCCTGTGGCCACGGAGGCTAAGAAGCTTGAAATCGTGCCTAAAAGTGATTTTAAGACACTTTTTGAATATGCAGTAACAACTAGAGAGGGAGCGTGGAAAGATACGGCATACGCAATTTGGACGATGTATATGACAGGCATGCGTGTATCTGAATGTTTATCTTTAACCTTTGAGGATTTTGATGGTAAATACATTCATATTCGCAGACAATATATTCGTGGTAAGTGGCAGACGCCAAAGACCAAGAATTCAATTCGTAAGATTGCGGTTGATGAAAAGACAAAATCGTTTATTTATGAATTGAAGAAATACTATTCTTCATTTGATGAATTTGAAGAGTCGTGGTTCATCTTTGGCGGATATAGACACATGGATCCTGAAATATTGAGATCAAGAAAAAACAAATTGTGTGCAGAAGCTGGAGTTCCTGAATTCAATATTCATGCGTTAAGACACTCACATGCTTCAAATCTTATCGAGGCTGGTGTTAATATGTACAAGATATCAAAACGCTTAGGACACTCTTCTATACGTACTACAATGGATATTTATGGCCATCTTATTGATACAGAAGAGGAAGAGGTTTTGAATGCAATTTCAAACTTCTAAAAACCTAAAAAAGCTAGAGAGATCTAGCTTTTTGAATTTTTGAGATATAAATAAGATATAAAAGCACTTCAATGTGCAATTTATGCTTTATATAAAGCACATTTTACCTAGTTAGTAAATTTTTCGTAGAAAGATAATGCGTTTATAACATTAATTTGTGCTTTAAATATAGGTGCAGAATTCATGAGAATAAATGATATTTAATAGAATCTATTCCTTTTAAGATATAATCAAGATATAAACGATATCTTAATTTTTGAAGAGTTTCCAAAAGTCGGTATTTAATCCAAAAAAAGCAAAAGAAAAGCATTACCTATGCTTGCGTATATGCTAGCATTATGCTATGAGCATACATTTTTGAACATAAAAAAAACAGCCTATGAACTTAATCATAGGCTAAATATACGAAAAAATAGTTGAATGTGTTATTTTTACTATTTATACAATTTCTGTTAACGGTGTTGGATCAACCCAAACACCACCAATCTTGACAATATTCTTTTGAACATTCACTGCATCGACTCTGATTCTAGATACGTAGACTACTGCATTTGTAGTATGCAATACATTGTCATTATATCCGTCTGAGTTTGGCACTTTGTCGACCAATCGAATTGGGAACCAACCGCCTAATTGTGATAAGTAGCAACATAAATCATCGCCTATTTGCTTTAAGCCTTGATTACCAATTTTCATATGCACAGATGTAACGTAGCTTCCTTCATGCAAGATTTGGTCGATAGCTTCTGCATTAGATTGTGTAGCACCTACTGGTGTATGTGGGTCTGTATCAATACCTGTATCATTTGTCCATCCAATCGCTACCCCATTACGATCAACACGATATGGATATTTAGAACCTTTAATAACTTTACCGATTGAACCGCTCCAATCCCCTTTTAAGATTTTAGATGTACCATTACAATTTGTACTTAATGTATTTGTGCAAATTGGAGTACCTGTAGAATACTTCTCTCCACTTGGAGTGCTTGGAGTGCTTGGTGAACTTGGATTAGTTTGTCCTAATTCCGCTTGAATCATCTTTAGGAATCGTTGCCAACCTTTATCTAGAGTTCTATGTGGGCAATATTTATTGGAGTAGTCTTGGTGTTTAGTTACTTTATCGATTCCCCATCCTTTTTCTTTTAATTTTGATGCAATGAATTTAGCAGCTAATAATTCAGCAGCATCAAATCTTGCCCCACCTGACTTTGAATAACAGATTTCAATAGCAATACCTTGTCTATTTCCAATTCCATTACCACCATCTCCAGCATGCCAAGCGTTTCTATTCTCGGGAATACCTTGAACAATTTCTTTATCATCAATTGCGTAATGGTATGAAACCTCATTTCGATTGTTAATCATATACTGAATTTCGTTTCTAGCAGAAGCATCATTAGCTGTGTTATGAACAACAATGCGAGTTGGATTCATGTCAAAAGGACATTTACAATAATATAAGCTAGGACTTACTAAATTTTTAATAATATTCATCATTAATACCTCCTAATTCTTTTCGACTAAAAAATCTTGAATTTCATTTCTAGTTTCGACTAGTTTTTCTTTATCCGATTCAGACAATAAACCATTCAAAATTGCAATGTTAGCTTTAAGTAACAAATTGCTTCTTTCTTTATCTTCGTCTAATCTATCGTCATGGTCTGATAAAATGCGAGTATGTTCTTCTAATTTGCGATTAATTCCTTCTTGATTTAAAGTAATCTTTTCTAATGAGTTCAATCGCTCGTTATCCTTGTGTAATAAATCATCATGCCTTTTGACTGTAGCCTTTAAATCATCACTCGGTTTTTTTAATTCTTTAAAAATCTTAACAACACCCCAAATGGATGCTATGAATCCACAAATCCATATAATTTGTTGGCTTGTAATTACAAAATCCATGCAAGCCACCTATTCTATTTTTCTTCTGTTTGTCCTTCGACAAATCTAGTGAAAGCTTGGTGCATACCTGTAGATGCTAATCCCATTAATGCACCATAAATTGCATTTTCAATTGTTAAACCACTTACTGCTAGATTTAGTACTAATCCTACAAAAGCTAATACAGTAGGGATGTATTTATTTGGAAAGCTTTCAAATGATGTTTTCAAAATGTATCCAACAATCAAACAAGCTACTACAACTACCAAAACAAAATATTTACTTAATTCTGCAAAATCAATCATATTTATTCCTCCTTTTAAATTTGTAAAAAAAGAGTATATTTCTAGACTCTTATAAAATCATTCAATACACTTAATTCTTATTTAGTTAACTAATGTCTGCTTGTGTTGATTATTCAATATATAATATAAGGTATCTTACATATGCACTTGATAATGTCTTACTGTAAACATATACGGTATTATTTTCGGCAAATATTGATGTATCACAAAATCTGTAGTCATTTCCGTTAGTTCCACCTAAAGGAATTATGTATGCGTTTGAATATTTGCTGATATCCACAACAAATGAACCAGTATGATCACCACTACCCATAGTTGTCAAATCGATGTTTCTTTGGCCAAGTAATACGTTCCAGTTTTTAGGACCAGTAATAACTTTATTATTGTTTGTAACATATCTATTAAGATTAGTTATATTATTCAAAAAATATACCGTAGCATTGAAGCCATCCAGCCATAAATCATTACCAAGAGACCCATTAGTCATCTGATTACTTGCTATAAATGCTGTTAATGTGAATCCATTATCTCCGCTCCTATATCTAAATACTGCATCTTTTGGTCCGTAATTACCGCTTTCTTCAGATTCTTCATTACTTTTTTCTTTTATAAATGTATTACCGACAATACTTAATTCTACATTTCCTAATTGTGATTTAGTCATGATATGACACCTATATTCTTCTAGGCCACCACTCCTAAAATAATTAGAATAAATTCCTATATTTTTAGAGTCAATAAAGTTATCTATTCTATCACCTGTTACTACTATATGAGAAAAACTATTATGGTCAAAATTTATATCACTAATAATAATTCCGCTAGATGCATGAATAAAAACACCTTTTGCATTATATTCAATTTTCCCACCACTAATTAGGTTATGACTTGAACCTAATCCAAGATAGATTCCTGTTCCTTTAAATGGGTCTTCCGATGCATCATCAAAACCACAGCCATTTATATAATTTCCTACAAATTGACTGTCACCAACAGAAAGACCATAAATACCGCAGTGGCAATGACCAATGTTATTGTTATAAAATTTATTAATACTGGATGGATAAAATAAATATAAACCTACATTGAAATTTGAAATGTTACAATTTTCAATAAATAATGCTGTATTTGTACCAATATATATTCCATTTTTGGTTGCTGATGTTCCTTGCAACGATAATCCTTTAATATGAACACTTCCGCAATTGTCAAATTTAAAAATGTTATCTCCATTAAATTCATTATTGTTTATAATGCAAGGCAGTGTATAAATCAAATCATACATGGCAAGACCATCACCGTAAATTTCAATACCGCTCTGATTACTTAAATGAATTTCCTTTGATACAAAGTATCTTTTTTGCAAAAAAAGTAGTGGAACATTGTGCGATGAAGCAAATAAAATAGAATTTTTTATCGAATCACTATCATCAGTAAGCCCATCACCAACAGCACCAAACATTTCGGGAGTTACATAACCAAGTGTTCCAATAACCATTTTATCAATAGTAAGTGAACGGTCTTGAACCGTTGTTGTAGCTTCCGGATGTTCATCAAGCCAATCTTTAACAGCATTTGCTGTCTGTTCGTCTGTCGGTAGTCCTTGCTCCACCCATTCAACATTTCCATCTTTTGCACGAGGAAATTTATTGTTATCTTCTAAAGTTGGTTTGTAAATGTAGTGAGTTAAATCTTCCTTTAGTTGACTATATTGACCACGAACCGCATTGCCAGCCGTATCATAAGTTGTGCCATTAACACCTACTCTAATATCTTGTAGTTCTGCATCACCAGTTGTAGATCCTTCAGAAAGCCTAGTGAATGTGTTCATACGGCTTTCAAGTGTTGCAATTTTTGAGTTCTGCGTACTAGAAGCATCGTTGATTTTTGCATTCTGAGAATCAAGTGTTGATTTAGTTGAAGTCTGCAAATCTGTAATCTTTTTATCTTGATTAGATAAATTTGCATTAACATCACCCTTGAATTCATTCATATCTGCTTTATCGGCAAATGTATCTAACTTCGCATTTACATACTGATCTACTAGCTGCTGCCACGAAAATTCACTTGGATCAACGAGAGTTTTACCATTAGGCGCTGTCTTAACAACAAACTGTAATTCATTTGTAACACGTTCAACTTCTCCATTGATCAGATGAACGGCTAATTGAATTGGGCCTGATTCAATAAACACTTTTCCTGGAATATAAAATTCCGAATCCTTCGAAGGAAGAATTTCCTCAAATGCTTTTCCACCATTTATATATCTAATATGCACTTGCTCAGTAAAATTAACATATTGATCGTTCGATTTATGAACCAATTTCACTGGCACATTTACGGACCCTTCTGAATCATCTAAACCCTGAACAACAATAAGCTTTAATCCGTTTCTTAATAATTCCATCAAATCAACTCCTTCCTATACATATTTTGCATCTATTACAATTCCATTAATCAATGTTAGCTGCAGCTTTTTTTCTCCATCTGAACCATTTGCATAACACTTCGGTCTAAAATAGCCTAATGGAACAGTTCCAATCGCTAATAAATTAAATGGTCCGCCATTCGCACCACCACTTCTACCTTGGTTTTGGCCGAAGTACTGACCATTGTAGTACATGGCTACGTGGCCTTTACCACCTCCCATATTGGAACCCCAAACTGCGATATCTCCGTTCTGTGGAGTAGATACAACATTACATGAATTCAACATTCCGTTAGAAGTGCGCTGAGTCCAAATATCTTGAGCACCACCTGTGGCCGTACAATTCGCATATGAGTAGCCTAGCCACTTCATGTAGAATGCATATCCATCCCAACATTGTGCTCCATATGCACCGTCTATATCATGACTTGTGCCATTATAAGTATCAACGAATACAGAAAAAGGTTGAGCCATATTACTCAACCCCTACTACTATTCCGGCTTCAACTGTAATTGATTTCGTTACAGTATAAGTACCGGTAAGTCCGTGTTTTCCGTTTAAATTTATGATACTAGCGCTTTCTGAAATGGATATACTAGAATTTTTGGTATCCATACTAACATAATTTTTGGTCACAGAAAACCTATTGTCACCGTTTGAAAGTAAAATTGTGCCATCATTGCTAACCGAAACGCTGGTGTCGCCACTGATCAGTGCCACACTATGCGATAGATACTCGCCATCGTGTTTAAAAGAACGAAATGCTATTCTTTCGGGCAATCGAGTACCATCTGAATCAATGCACTTAATATCAGACCAAACAGATCCTTGCGCAACCCCATCAGTACGTGGCTGCATATTGATTTCTGCTCCAACATTAATATCCTTTATGGTGTTCAAGACCCCTTTAAAAGTTCCGTCATTCATGACTAACTCACCGGTATCCATATTTAAGTAGAAGTTGCCACTCTTATCTGAAAGAATGCCTGTAATAATCGCATTCGCAATCAACCCTTTTGGGCCAAACGCATTGCCCCACTTCCAATCCGTTCCATCTTCGGTTCTTGTGTCAGAGAACTCCAAACCGCTAGTTCCATAGCATGTTGCTCCATACGTTGGACTATCTGGATCTAAATCTTCCATCTTCATGGCTCTATAATCCATCTTCTTCGCAATATTTCTTTGAGCATAAAGTGAGGCTTGAGTTGCATCAATGATTCCTTTTATCTTTTCTGCAATCAAACTCGATGTTTTCTTGTCGATTACCTTTTGTGCTGCCTGAATAACACTATCCGCATTTTCAAAGTACTTCGTTTCATAATCACCTAGAGTCATACTATCGTATTTTTTTAAGATGCAATCGTAATCACATTCGATTAATCTTGCCTTTGTTTCGATATTCAACTTTCTATGCTTAATATGGACTGTATCACCAAAGCCAATTGAAACAAGGTTCTTAATATCTTTGTAAGCATCCAGTCTTGCCAAATCTACAATATCAACTTTATACGTGATATTAGGAACATCACAATTGGTCTCATTATAATAATCGGCTGCTCTTTTTCTCAACACTTTATATAAATCTTCCAATGTGTCGCAGACTGTGATTCCATTCGATGCATCATCTTCCTGTGCATCTTCTTTTAGCTTTACGTCATCAAACTTGATGAAACTCCAATATACATCTGGATAATTGTTGACATAAGGAGAATCAATACACTCCTCATTTGGCAATACGTATCCATTGTAGGCTTGTGGATATATCCTAGTGATTAAATTTTCTGTGTTTACGACTTCCTGAACGCTTTTCAAATTGTATCCGAACTCACACTTGGCACCTTTGTCTGAACCAATTCTTTTGTTGATCTTGATTGTGTAATCATCATAAACGATTTCTCCGCCCCATCGACTCATAAATGTATTGTCTGCATTCCCATTAATGGCCTGCAGACGATTCATTTTATTGAAATAGCACGTAGAAATATCTGTGATATCCGAAATTCCTTTAAAAGAAGTTCCACTTAAAATTGTATTTAACGCATCCTGGCCATTCATATTCACACATCGAGTATCCCACAAAGGCGGTGTTGTCTTGACCATGTAAAAAATCGGATACGCTGTTACCTGAACATCATAATCCGCTTTGTCAACATGACGAATAATAAACAATTGGTCTTTATTAAATAATGTTGGAACTTTTAAGACCGCACCATCAATGATATTTTCTGAAATATCATCAATCGGATGAACTAACTTGACAGACCATTCCCCATTCAAAACAACATGCATAACACAACTAGATGGATGTAGAACATAATCACCATTCTTTTCATAGCTTTTATTAAAAGGCTTATACAATTGGATCATAGTTCACACCTCCAGTTTGGAATCACTTCACACTTAAAATTGCCACTAACTGTAATTGAATTTGAACCTTCCATTAAATATAAAGATTCAAAATCTCCACTGACCTGGACATTCTGCAAATCGCCATTTTCTCGATAGGCTACGCATCTATCGGTATCAATATAAATTGTTCCTGATGTATTAACTGTCATTTTATTTCCATTAACGTTAAGAACGCATTGCCCTTCGCCACTAATAATATAAGTAGGATGAGATGGTGCATAAGGATTTGTCTGCACCATTTCACAACTATATCTATCTTGGCCAATAAATAAATATCCGTATGGATCACAGGTAAACGTGGCCACAAAAGCATTAATTTCTTTTGTGCTTTCTCTTGATATATCACCAAATTCAACTTTTTTGATTTTATAAAAAATTTCTGAATCATCCATCATCATAAGCGTTTTAGATTTACGAATCATTCTTTTATAATCTCTAAAAGTTTTATTCAAGTATTCTCTTTTTTCTTTAAAATTAAAATTGATATTAAATGTAATATCGTCATAAGTGCCTAAATCTTCGAAATACTTACCATCTCTTCCAGGAATATCATATTCTTTGTAGTTGCGCTTAGGAGTTACTATATCAGGCCGTCTGACCGGATATAGCTTTTCCCGAACGCAAGATACATTATCTAAATAAATATCAAATGAACTCATTCTATGCCTCACCTCTCATATAAGCATTAGATACGCTTCTAGATCCAATAACTCTTTCCATAGATGAAGCGATATTACGACCATCCAATGTTGTAGTGTTGTATACAACAAACGTTGGATCATACCGATAATTCGTGTTATCGGTAAACGAAGGATCCATTCCAATATCCATGATATCCTGTAAATCTTTGATTTGGCTTTCTACTCGACTCTTATTTCTGTCAATTCCTGTAGCTAATAAATCCATGAAATCAGGCATCCACTCATCCGCATCGGACAGCGGTCCTTCATCTGGAACAGAGAAATGCAGATTTTTCTTAATAAAGTTTGTGACTCCACTAATCTTTCCTTTGACCCATCCAGTGAATCCTTTCCAGATGCCACTTGCAAAGTTTGACATCATATCCATTCCCCATTGTAGAAATTGACCAGGTAACGATTTTATTTCATTCGCAATATTTTTAACCAAATTAACCGCTGCATTCTTGCCTTTTGAAGCGAAATCTTTTGCCCAATTGACAATCGCAGACAACATATTGCTAATCCAATTTTGGAATCTATTTAAACCATTCGCAAAGTTCTCTCCAAGATTTTGGAAGAAATCATCGATTTTCTGTTTCACATTATTGAAGCCATCCGTCCATGACTTTTTAAAGCCTTCCCATAACTCAGAAACCTTATTGCATACGGCTTCCCATGTTTCTGTCAAGAAATTAAGTACCTCATCCCAGTTTTGAATAACTAATATAATTGCCATGATGGCTGCAATAATCGCAACAATTATCGCAATCACCGGAGCTGCGGCGGTCATTAAAGCTGCAACTCCACCTGCTGACCATCCACATGCTGTGCCAACCGCAAGTATCAAAGGAGCAATCGTAGTTAAAACCGCAATAATCCCAATAAAGATTGCAATCATTTGTTGAGCTGGTTCAGGAAGTTCACTAAATATCTGAATAATTGTAGTCAATGCTTTTGTAAATTCAGTAAACACTGGCATTACTGCCTTTGAAAAATCGGCCATAGCCTCATTGTAATCATCTTGAGCCTTGTTTGATTCAACCAATGCCTTGTTGTTCTCATTCCATGCATCTGCTGATTTCATTAAACCTTGATTGGCCATTTCATCCAACACTAACTGTGCACGTTCTGAATTATCTGAACATTGTTCTAATTTTTCATTGAATTCATCTTCAGATGTGCCAGCCCAATTCAACATATCCGCAAAATTACCGGTAACTGTACCTGTCTTGATTGTCTCGTTGATTGATTCAGCCAAACCATCAATTGGAATCGAATCACCATACCGTGCCCAGGCGCCAATTGCACCCTTAGTGATTTGCGTTAACTGACTTTGCTCCAAACCAATTGCCTGCAAGTTAGCTGTAGTTGTAGCTGCAGATTGCGTATCCCCTAACACTCCAATAAGCTGCTTATAGGTATGTTTTGTTTCGTCCGTAGTGTAATTTAAGTTAGAAGAAGAAACTTCTAAAGAACCCATGATTTTTAAATATTCTTTTGATTCTTCGACCGCACCTTTAATACTTTCGACCATACCAGATGCGAATTCAGATACATGCTCAGCAGCCTCATGCAAACTAAAACTTTCTTTAAAATCTTCTATTTCTGTCTTGGTCTTATTCAGTTTTTCTCCAGTTTTCTGCGAGCTGTCTCCGATTTTTTCAATTTGAGTGGATGCTTCACCTGCATTCTTTGATAACTCGTCCAATTTAGCATCATTATCTGATATTTCAGACGATAATTTATTGGCATAAGCAGTTGTTTCATTAAATGCAGTTTTTAATTTAGAAATAGTCGATTCTGTATTCGCATAAGCCTTTTCCGCTTTCTGAACCTGGCTTGAATTCTCACCATATTCATTCGTCAATTGTTGGATTTCTTTGGCCTGTGCCTCAAGATAATCCGTTTGTTTTTTTATCTGATCCGATAAAAGCTTCATTTTATCTGACTGCTCATCATATTGTTTCTTCAACACTTTATTCTTTGCAGTCAACGACTCCATGCTGTCAGCTTGGGCATCGAATTCACTTGATACAGCTTTTAATTCAGACCCATACTCTTTTAAATTCTGATTGATTTTAGAAATGGATTGATTAAATTCAGATTCACCTTTAATTGAAATCTTTGGACCAATATCATATCCAGCCATATCATCACCTCAAATCTACATTAATATATTCTGGCTCTATATGTTCGTCGGCATATCCATCTAGAATGACCGAAGCATCCGTTAGATCCGCTAAATAACCTAACGGCATCACTAGAAACTCTTTGGATGGGATACCAATCTTATAGGCTTTTACCATTAAGTATTTGCTTGAATCACCTTGAAGCTTTTTTTCTTTTTTTTTGAAGATTTTAAAGGCTTAGCCTGGATTTTTCTTTCTTTTGATTTGGAAATACATTTCTTGATTTTTGTAACAATTGCCTTCAATTCTTCTGGATCAGAAGGAATCAAGTACCCAATTGTATCTTTTGGAATTGGCTCCAATAATCCATCTTCGCCAATTGGCGCCCTGTCATACTTTTGTCGCATGATATTCATAAATGCACATCCTGAATCAATCATTAGATAAAGCATGCTGATCATCATGTTTGCAGCTTCGGCCACGTCTTGACCTTCTTCAATCTTTTTAGCAGCTTGCGCAAAGTTTCCCATTTGTGAAACACAAGCTAAAGAAAAAGACATTGGATATCTATATTCTCCAATGTCTATAAATTGAATATTCATGTCCATAAGTCACCTTATGCAACAATATTTGCCTTTTGCTTCAAGTACGCAACCGCTTTTGTTTCATCTGGTAAATCTGCATAGCATTTCCATGCATGATCACCTGCTGCATCACGCATTACGGATCCTGTGATTTCAGGCAACTGCCAATCGACTGTATCTTCTTTGGTCTTCGCAGAACCACCTGGAATATTAAATTTAACACGGTTAAACCAAATCGCACGATAGAATTCTTCGCCGTTATTTTGATGAAGTTCGATAAGCCCACATCCAACTTCAATTGACTTCGTATTATCATCAAATACATATTCAGTCACGGATTCATCACCAACTGTAATTTTATTTTCTTTAATACTCAATAAAAGTTTAGATGTAGCAGGCATCAATTCGCCAGTGGTAATGGTCAAAGTTCCTTCTTTGAACTCTCCACCTTCCGATTCTGCAATTTCATTGTCTAAATATAAATTATTATTGTCTGTAGTCGTAATATCAAGACTGTACTCACTCATCTTTTCTGGAATAGTTCCTTCTGAATAAGTTGTAGTACCATCTGAATGACTATATTTCGCAATAATTAATTTTGATAAACCTTTTTTTGCCATTATTTGTTCATCTCCTTTTTGAATAATTCATTCATTTTACTGTCCATTGTTTCAATACTCTTTTTTCTATATTTTCGAACTGCACGACCTACAAAATCATTTTTAGGACGAAAAGACGTTCCTCTCAAGATTGATCTTGCAATCAATGGTATTGGAACACCTCTTGAATACTTTTTCGTTTTATGACTTGAATATCCGGCAAATCCAACTTTGACATTGATATCATCGCCCTTGCTTTCCATGTCTGATATTCCAAGACCTTTCTCAAGAGCTTTTTTCTCGTAGTCCATAGGACCTTGACTTGCATGATTGGATGTATGTAACGATTGTATTTCACTACGAATACCGTCTACAACCACTCCAGCACCTTCATACAATGACATTTTCATAATTGGAACTACATCATCTTTTTCAAGCTTCTGCAGTTTATCAAGATATTCATCAAAATCATTAAATTCAATTTTCGCCATCAATACTCCCAATCGAATGAATAATGAATGTAACTCGAATTTGTTTCGTAATCAACACTAATCAAATTAAATGACACTGTATTTTTATGAAACAAATCAATAACTTCATCCACTAAATCATCAAACTCAACCTTTGTATAAATATCCAACGAACCTTTTATAACGATTTCATCATGTTGATTGTCCAAAAATAAAGAATCAGATTCTCCTTCTTCTTGCCAAACTATATATCTATCGCCTTTATCTCCTGTTGCATCATAATGGTAAATTTCATTAGTACTTGTATACCGCAGTAATTCTGCAAATTCTTTAAGCTTCGAATTCAAACTTTTCATTTAAATGCATCAATGTAAGCTTAGTGATTTGTATACCATTATCATCAAATGTATGTTGAATCTGTGAAATCTGATACTGTGTACCATCTTCCAAAACAACAACATCGTTATATGTAATTGAACGGTCTCTGTAAATAGATACAGATTCATCCAGTCTATCCTGTGCTTTTTTAGCTTCATAAAACTTTGTAACACCAATTACTTCATAAGAAAAATAAGAAGAAGATTTAAGGCGCAATTTAGATACAGGCATAAAACCTTTATCCTGCACTGGTACACGCTCATAAATCTTCAGAATTCCATCATCAAATGTCATTATCTTCCTTTTTGTGACCACAGGATATTGTTCAATTCATATCTAAGAGATCTAGGCATAGCTAGTGGGCTATCTTTATTAGCTCTTTTTCTGAATAAGAATGCTGCGTAGTCAATCTTCGCCATATAATAATCAAAGGAATCATCGTCGACGATTCCTTCTCTTGTCATAAGGGAAGCAGCTTGCTTCAACAACACTTTTAAATATTCATCGTTGGCATTTGTTGGCGGCATTTGGAGATTCTGCTTCAGGACAGTTAGTTCAGTATCTTCTCCAAAATCCATTATTTATTACCCTTTTGTGACTTTTACAGTATATGCAAGCTTTGACATACCATTCTTAACAGTAACAACTAAATTCTTAGTTCCTTCTAATGTTAATTCCTGGCCATTATTGTATTTCTTTCCGCCATACATAATAGTCACTGATGCTCCTTCTTGAGCAGGAACTGCATTTACAACGGCATTTGCTGCATTCGCGCTTACTTCATATTCGTAAGTGTTAGAATTAAAGGCTAATGTTTCTGAACCAAGAGTCAATGATGTTAATGTTGCATCATTTGCATCATCTGCACGGAATGTTGCTGATGTTACTGGTGATTTACCATCGATTGTCATTACACCGAATCCTTCATCAATTGCAGGCTTTCCGTCATAGCGAGCTACACCACGGAATACTGTCTGATTGTCTAAGAACTTAACGTGTTCTGACTGATCAATCTTAGCTCCGGCACGTTCACCTAATGTGTATAAATCAAAATGTCCGAAGATAATATTGTTATCTGCAATAAAGTTAAGCTCAACAATTTCACCACCAACAATAGGCATTGTATTCTGCATTCCGGCAACAATTGCACCATTCATATCTGCATCCAATGATTCTGCCATCAACAATTTATGAGTCTTTTCATTCATTACCCATGTCAATCCTGCAGAAGAGTAATCATTGATTACACATGTTGATTTTTTGATAATATCTTTAAACAATTCTTTTCCAGTAAGATTAGCGCTTCCTTTTAAAATATTTGTAGTATGCAAATCTTTCCATGCTCTAGCTGTTGTAGGATAATCGTTTGGACGTTCTTCCTGTGCTAATCGAGTAACGATACCAAGTGGCATTTTAACTCCGTGGCCAAAGACAATTGCTTTATCCAATGCTTTACCAATTGCTTTACCGATCGCATTAATGATTTCTGTAGCCAAGTCTTCGTCACTGTCTTCCAAGACTGCATTGCATACCGCGAAGAATCCAGCTACTGTGTATCCATCCATCTCAATGTTATTGAACTTCAAATCCATTTCATTCAATGATCCACACATTTCAGTCCAAATACCTTCAGGAATGTCTCCCATGATATTTTGACGAGAAGTTCCACTTACACTTTGCAAATTAACTTTTGAAATCAATTTAGAATTTTCTTCTACTGTTTGACGAATCAATGGCAACATAACTTGTGGAATTGTTAATCCAACATTTTCAATTGCACGATGCTCTTTAATACATGTTCTTACGTTTGATAAGAATTTTTCTACGTTCTCATCTTTAAAGAAACGATCACGTTCTTCCATTGGCATATTGAAGAATTTTTTTCTTACAGTCATTTTCTGTTGTCCTCCTCTATTTTCTTCTTGTTTAGGTTCATCTGTTGGTTGTTGAGACTCTGCTTCTTCAATTTCTTTTTCGATATCAGCGATTGTCTCTTCCAACTCTTTCTTTTCATCTTCGTACTCTTGTTTTTCTTCTTCTAATTTTGCTACTTCTTCTTCAACGGCTCGTTGTTCTTCTTCTGTTGAATCATCACGCAATTCAGAAATTGCAACTTCTAATTCTTTTGTACGTTTTTCAAAATCAGATTCTTTTTTTCTTAATTTCTCAAGATTCTTTTTCTGCGTATCTAATTTTTTACGCAACATTAAAACTTTTAACATGCTTATTCTCCCTTCAATCTCTTTAGCATTTCTTTTTTTCTTTGTTCTAATTTTCTAGAACGAATTGTGTTAAATTCCTTTTTTCGCGCAGATACCTGTGTATCTTCATACGCAGGAAAAGTAACTACAGATACTTCATACAGATTCACAGATTTAATTGTCCAATGAACTCCGCTTCCATTTTCTGAATATTCCTCTGAAGTAATATCAAAGCCAAAACTACATTGATCCACATCGCCACGTTGCACACGAGCATATAGATTCATCGCATCCTGGTCTGATTCATTGATTTCAACTTCGCCCCATAGACCTTTGTCATCAACTTTTAAAGTCAATGTTCCTGATTTGGTGCGCCCTAAAACCAAACGTGTATCATGGTCAATCAAACAACGGATATCACTATCCAGTGCTCCATCAAATGCATGCGGATCTACACTTTCAGTAGCTCCATCCCATAACTGGTAATTGGAATTGAATACCGCAAAGTATCCACTGATATACTTTTTCCCATCTGCATCTCTAGTTTTGAATTTAGATAAAGAACTTCTCATCTGATATTTTTTATCCATTATTCTCACCACCTTTTTCCAATTTCTTTTGGTCTCCTATCATTCCTTGTGGAATATAGTTTTCAAGTATGATCAATTCATCTAATCCATCCATCGGAGAATATCCTAGTGAATCTCTGACTTCATTGCCTGTCACGATTCCACGTGTATACAAATCACATCCAACCGTCGAGAGTGTCTGTATGTCATAGGCATAAAGCGACCTATAATTGAACCTAAAATACCATTCAGGCTTGATAAGTAAACTTCGTGTAAGTGCCTGTTGGATGCACTCACAAATTCCTTTAATTCTTGTATTGATCCAGTTGTTCCATTCCTCTTTTTTGAATTCTCCTGCACCTAGTACGAATGCTGGAACATCTAAAATGGAAGCTACTGTCTTCTTATCCATTTCTACCGAATCTTTGATGGCCAAATCATTCAATGATAATGGTTTTACCGTAACCACATCAAATCCATCTGCAGGAATTAGCCAAGGCTCTCCTGTCTGATTTGATTTAATGTATTTGTCCAATAACTTTTGTCTTCCGTCTGAATCAGAAAACTCATCAACCATTCCATCAACTTTAACTATCAGTGATGGTTGCCATTTTGATTCCATAAAGCCTTTCTTTGTAGCACTTGCTTGATCTAAAGTTTCGGCCACACTTCGCAAAGATTTACGGTATCCCACACCTTTCCACGGATAGTTTGGATCCGGATTAATTACGATATGAATTAAATCTTCCGGTAAATACTCTTTTCCGTTGTATAGAATGGAATATCCGAAATCGCCATTTGGAACAAACGAAACACTTCCAGGATTCAACGGATAAATACCTTCAATCAAACCGGATACTGTTCTTGGATACAAAACACAGTTTCCATCACCTTCCAACAATAAAGAACGAACAATAGAAGACATCCATGTCATTCTTGTCATGTATTTGTTTGGATGAATATCCACTAAATTTGATAATGCATTACTAATTCTTTGATCACCATTCTTAGAATTCTCCATTAAATGGATTGTCATACTTCCAATTAGATTGGCAATCTTATTAACTGCGCTAATAATTTCAGGATTCTGTGATAATGGTGTATAACCTGCCGACAATAAAGATTCCCAATTCACTGGCATTACCGCAGCATAATTCGACCTTTTCTGTGGATCTGGTCTAATATTCTTCTTTTTGTTTCTCCTTGACAAAATAAGCCTCCTAATCTAAAAACATCGAAGCAGACGAATTCTTTTCTTCTGCAATCAATAATTGTTTACAAGCGATAACTGAACAATCGAATAAATCTATACGTTGGTTTGGCATTACTTTTTGGAAACGAACAAAATCATCACTGTCTTCTATAGCTTTGACATTTCCAACACAATACTCATACGCAAGATTATGCACGTAATAAAATTCCTGAAGATTGAATTTTTTCTCGATTTCTCGAAAAGCTTCTGTTTTTTCGACGTACAACTGTTTCTGATCACGAATTTTAAAACCAGCTTTTTTCATTTTTAAAATGAATTCACGTGAATACCTTCTGTCGTATCCAATCCATCGAATTCTAAAACCTCTGTCTCGAACTTTTATGAACCATTGAATTACATCTTCATATTCAATAACGTTCGAATTGCAACATGTTAGCCATCCTTCTTCTTCCCACCAGAATACCGGCATGTTGTCTTCATCCGATTTCTGATATGCCGTACTCCGTGGAATAAATGCATGGCTAATGCAAATGTCCACTCCTTTATATCTGCCATAAATACAAACTCCAGTTAAATCGTGCAGTTTGGATAAATCCGCACCGCCGTACCACTTAATAGGAAGTTTGGCCAACTCATCAATCGTCCAATTATACTTGGCATCGGATGTCTTCACGACATTCATATCAAAATATGTATCAATTTGATTTGTAAAAACATTCAATGATTTTGCGAAGAAATCTTTTCTTTGTTGAGGGTCGTTCTGCGCCTGGATTGCATCGTTCATTAAGTCTTCGGCACGAACCGATTGACCAATGCCAGGATTGGCCATTGCCTGAACATCTGGATTCATGTAATCCAAAAACTTTGCGCCTTCCTCATTTTCCGTTAGATCGGATTCGCAAATAAAAACGAAGTATTGCTCATCGTCTACTTCGCCATCTAAAATCTTTTTACAATATCGAACTCTTTGCGCTAAAAAACTGTTTGGATCATCTCCAGCAGTTGAAATACCAATCATCAATTTATTTGCGTAAGCTTTCATAGCTTCTTTAAACAAATTGTATTGTTTCGGCTTTTTAAAAGCGTGAACCTCATCCGCAATCGCAAAGTTACAGTTAAATGAATCTTGCGCATCTGGATTTGTGGCCAACGCATTTAATTCAAACATTCCATCAGACATTTCTGCTTTTATGGAATGTTCGTTGTTGTTGTCGATAATATGAAATAATCCGCCATCCTCATCAGATTCTCCCATATTTCTTACGTTGTACTTTAAGAAATTGAATGTTTCCAATGTCTGCTTTAAGGCTGCAGCCACAACATAAATCTTGGATCCGGACTTTCGATAAAGTAATCCAACCGCATACGCTAATGCTGCGGAAAATGATGTTTTAACATTTTTTCTAGGAATAAATATCAAAGCCTCATGATATTTCTTTATCTTTGTTCCTTTTCGATAGATTCCAAACAGGTTGTAGATAATGAATTTATGAAAAGGCATCAAAATAAAAGGAGTACCTCGTAAAGGTTCTCCGTCTTGTGTTTCGCCTTGCATATGGCAAATTGTTTTTTGAATGATTGAAATAATGAAGTCTGCATCCTTTGGATTGAATTCATATCTTTCATCTTCTAAATCTCTATAAAATCTATCAATTGCTTTTATACGATAAATATTGGCTTTGATTTTCCCACTCTTACAATCTTCACAATATTTCTGTACTTCTGAAAAATACTTTCCATTATACACTACTTAACACCTGCGCCAATCTACTTTGTTTTGCGGATTCAAGTCCGTTTGATTTAATCGCTTTTAATCCTTTTGGAGTTAATCCTAAAGTTGTTTCAATTGTAAGAAGGTTCTTCTGAAGAGTTTCAATGGCCAAGTATTCTGCGGTCTTGCGAATATTCTCATTTCCGGATTTATTTTTAAAAGTCTCTGTCACTTTGCATCCATCTTCGAACCACTTTTGATACAACAAATCGTACTGAAATCGCATCTCTGCATACCTATGAATTGTTACATCGAACTCCTTCTTGTAAGTTCCAATTTCTTGCATATATAAAACTGTTTCTTTAAAAATTCGATTCGTTTTTCTGCTGACAGTTGCTTTGTTCATTTTGGCCATCACCCCCTTTTTTCAAAAATTGCTCAGAGTTGGAAAGATGGATACTCCCCCAGGGATTCAATTTTCATGTCAAAAAAAATTAGGTGGGGGGATCTCTTTCAGAGCAATCTTTTTAAGGCTATCTCATCCAAATCAACGCCCAATTCATTGGCAACATCACGTTTATCATAAGCTCCAATCAAATAGAGCAAATAGATTCGTATCAGCCTACATAGTTCATCATTAGATTGCATAATCTTTTTTCTTCTTTCTCCAATCAACTCCTGGAATCGTATGTCTTTTCAATTCTTCACCAAGCTCAGTCAATGCACCAGTACTTCTGTTCTCCAACTTATTGTGCTCGCCTACGCTTACACTAATTAGATTCCAGTCGCAGAACCGATATTCCGGATATTCATCTGCTGGATAGATATGATGCACAACTTCTGCTTCTACTCTTCTACCATATCGCTTTGAGATCTGACAAAGATATCCATCTTTTCTAAGAATTGATTCTCTTTTCTTTTTCCATCTCTTAGTCTTATAATCCATGCTTTTTACCTCGTGAAGACAGTCTAGCAAGGAAACTGTCTACACCAAATAAAAAAAGCACATGTGCGTGCTTTCATGTGTAAAAGATTCAACGCTTGGCTTTGTCGAATTCTTTACGCTACTAATATACCACATTAAAATGGTGGCCAATGGCTACTCTTTTAATTTTTTGGTTCAGGAATGATTACAATTTTAATATTTTTATCTACATTCATGTATATTTCAACATTCTCATTGTTTTCGCTTTTAGCTACTGCTTCATCAAATGATAGCTTTTCAAGTCCTGGATAAGCATAAATAGAAAATTCATAATCCTTGCTATTTTGGTCTTCCCATCCCATACATCCGTATGCTAATAGTTTCTCATTTCTTAAACTATATACATATACAAATAGAACCTCATTTCTATCAAATAAAATCGTTTTCACTGATTGGGGTCTGTACATTCCTTTGTTTGAATCATGCATTCGCAAAGACTTTGTTAAAATCGGAATCAGGTACAACCCAACAAAGGCACATGCAATCGCTAAGATTGCTTTTAATAATTGCTCCATCATAATATGCTTTTTATCATCGCATGAACATGTTTCTTTAATCCGCTACGACTGAATCCATATTTGTCTGCCACTTCGTATTGTGACATTCTAAAGAAATACAAATCACACATAATGCATCTATCCTTGCTGGATAACAATTCAAAGGCCTTGCATTCATGGATTCTTTTTTGATAATACTGAATATCGCGTTCCTTTTCTTCAATCGTTTCTAACAATGCAAGCTTAGATGTAAATGTTCTTTGATATGTTGGCATTGGATAATTAGATTTCATTTGTTCTTTAGACAGTTCTTCGACTGAATGTGATAAACCTAACATTTTATGATTTAGCTCTTCTAGTTCTTCATTCAACTCGATGATTCTATGGCAACAATAATCAAGTGATTTGAAATCACCAATAAACTGTGCCACTGTTTTTGAAGCCTCAATCATGCGAAACCTTTTCAATACACGAACAACGTGCCCATTGTGTTCCAGACGAATATTTACTTTCTACACGCTTTCTTAAATTTAGAACCGTCTGATTTAAGCCACAGTTTTCTCTTTCCAACTTTGAATATTCTGTTCTTATATATTCAAGTTGCTTTAATCCTGCTTCACGCATTCCACCATTTTCAACATCATACGTCATGATCTTAATTAATTCAGTTAAACAATCAAATGCATTCTCTGCAGTTTGATTATGCAATACAACTTTTTTCATTCTTTTCCCCTTAATACAACGAAAACAAAAAACAAACAAATTTAACAATACTTGAGATAATCCATACAGTTCCGCCTACAATGGCCGTAAAAATCCATATGTATAAAACCACAAACAGAATAATAAACATTAATCTCCAATTAATCTTCATACGCATCGCTCATCGCTCTTTTTAAATCAATATACTTACACATATACCAGTCAGACTTTTTCATATCTTCTTCACCACCTTTTAGAAGCGCTCTGTACCTATATTTCCAAACGTTGCACAAACAGAAATTTGCGACAACTGACATTCCAAATACTGCAATCATTTCATCAATGCATTCATATGATCCACTCTCATAATGTTCTGGATGATTGACTGTGTCTTTTTCTTTTACCATTGCGGATAACCTCCTTCACTGTATGACATTTCTCTTTCCTGGTTAACATCATTATTTTGTGTTTCTTCTTTCTTGTCTAAGAATTGTAAACTTTCAACCATCACATCGCACGTGTAGATTGTTTCCCCATTATTATTTGTGAATTTTCCTGTCTGCAATCTTCCGTCGATTCCAATCAATGAACCTTTTTTTAAATACTGGTACATTAAATCAGCTGTTTTGTTCCAGGAAACACAACTAATGAAATCTGCATCCGGTTGTCCTTGCGCTTTCACTTTTCTACTTACTGCCAAAGTAAACTTACAGATGCTTGCTCCATTTGGTGTTTTTCTAATCTCAGGATTTTTAGTCAATCTTCCTACTAAAATAACTCTGTTTATCACTCTTTCTCCTCCTTTTTTCTTTGTCAAATAACCTTAAATTATTTTCCAAAATCAATTCTGTGCTAAGAGCCCTAGAATAGAGGCTCTCAGTGCATTTTTTTGAACTAAAAACTTTTTGTGTTTTTTAATGCTTATTTTGTCCGTAATACAATCCATTTTCTAGCGCATAACCTAGTGCAGAAAACACTGCATCTGCATTATCAATAAATTGCATTGCTTCACGCCTAATTTCTTGAGACACACTTGATGATTTTTGTTCTAGAGCACCAAGTGCTACAAATCTTATCTGATCCTCATCCAGGCAAAATATAGCTCCATCATCAAACTGGACATCATATAGTGTAGGATTCACATAGTTACCCTTACTTATAACGCACGTATGGATTACTTTACCAATCTGACCAATATATTCCTTTTTAAGCTTTCCTGTACTGCTTACCAATTTATGCTCATATCCATCAGTTAAGCTTAATAGTTTTACTTTTGTATACATTTTATTTCCTCTATTCTTCACTTGAATCGTTTTGATCAGTAAATATAGCTCTATCTATATGTTGGCCACACTCCGGACAATACTCATATTCATCATAATCAATTTCATACCGTGTACCACATCTTGGACAAATCCACGTGTCATACACAAGCTCCCCTTTGTAATATCCATCACCTTCGATGTCAGGTTGTGTTGCAGTTTCTTTTTCAACGAGATCACTTAAATCATCATCAATTCTTCTATTCCAAGCATTTATAGCTTCTTGCTTTGAACTGTAAATGTAACGTCCTTGCATCTCATCCAAATTGGTTGCAATTGGGCAATATTCTTTCGAACTAATTTCATCATGTATAATCGCATAATTTATTCCACTGTATGGATCTTCCAGGTAACTCTCGCTTTTAAAATTTCCTTCTTCATCTGTTACTTGTATCCTTGCTTCTCCACCACAGAATGGACATGGCTTTAATTTATCTGTCATAAGTAAATTTTTCTCCTTCACTAATAATTAAACAGTTGGAGATAAACTCCT